AATAAATTATATATAAATTAATATATAATGAATAACAACAACTATTATAGTGAAAATAGTTTTAAAGAAGCAATTAAAACTTTTTCAAACACACCAATTGGTAATATGACAAATATTGAATCAACATACAACAATGAACCAAAAACAGATAACAAAAGAGGTATATTTTTTTGGATTTTTATTATAATATTACTTGCGTTTTTGGGGTTTAATATATTTAAATATTTAGCACAAGGAACAGATATAATTACTAGTTTATTATCCCCACTAGCATATATAATTACAATGGTATCCGGAGATACTGCTAAAACTACATTACAACATACATCACACGGAACGCAAACTATAGCAAGCGAATCATCCAATTTTATACAAATGTTATTACAACAAATAACAAATATATTTAATAATTCAGTAAAATTTATAGCAAATACTTCAACCTCGGGAATCGATTATTTACAATCAACTATTAAACAAGATAAATTAACATCGACCGCAACACAAGAGAAAACTAATACCAATGAAGATGAAAACGACGACGAAGATGGTGTTTTAAAAAGTGAGAGAACAATTGAAAACCGTATTCAAGAGGTATCGAATTCTGTAAAAAAATCAATTGTGGATAAAGAAGATAATCAACCCCTACCCAGTAGCAGTGATTCACAACATCACGGGTTTTGTTATGTCGGTAAAGAAAATAATTTAAGACATTGTGCAAAAGTATCATCTAAAAGTAAGTGTATGTCGGGCGACATTTTCCCAACAATGGATCTATGTATTAATCCAAAACTAAGATAAATCCAAAACTAAGATAAATCCAAAACTAAGATAAATCCAAAACTAAGATAAATCCAAAACTAAGATAAATAATTTAATATAATTTAATATAATTTGTAAAAATACTAGATTATTATGTTGTCATATTATTTCATACATCTTTTTATACATCTTTTATATGTTTTTCTTTTTGTAAATCGAGAACAACATATATGGCATCCATTTATACCATTTTTAGCGTGCTTACATAATGATATATTATCACCAAGTTTTAACTTATAATTATAGTTTTTTGCTTTATTTATATGACTAGGATTTATTTTTATAAGGCTTTTTCTTTTTTTTAAAGTGTGATTTTTTGTTTTTGACGAACGCATAGCAAAAACTTGTTTTCTAGGAATAAACTTTTTAAAAAACTCTAAAAATTGCCCAGCAGTCCTTTCTAACTTATAAGTTGCTGCAAATTTATTATTACTGATTATAAATAAACTGGGAAATCCTTCAGTGTTGTTGCTTATTAATGGATTATTAATAGACGATAACACTTTGGCATTAATTTCTAAAATAGTTCCATTTAATTTTTCTTTAATTATAAGTGATTTAAATTTATTCCATTCGTTTTTCATATTTATACAATGAGAACACGAGTCGCTAAAAACCCCAACAAATAAAGTGTTATTTTTTAATAAGTTATTTAATTGTTCATTATTAATATTACTATTCAATATTTTGATAGGCATTATAATATATTATATATTATTTATATAATAATTAATGAAAATAATATTACAAATTTGTGAAAATAATATATTATATTATTAATATAATAATATAATATGAAAATGAACATTGATTTTTTTTTTAATAATAAATTAAACATACTAATATTAATTAGTTTTATGGTATTAGGATTATATTATTATACAAATTCTTATAAGTATTATGAGACGTTGGAAAATAAAACAACAACAACACAATGTCCTAATATGTTAATTGAAAAAGATGGTAAATACCATTTATATAATTCTAAAAAAAAGATAGTTTCTGGAGTAAATCCAATAACATTCAATAATTTAGAAGATTATACAAAATTTATAGAATGGCAAAACAACAAAAATATAAGTTGCCCAATATTATATTTACAATATTCTACTGACGCACAAAATAATGAACTAATACAAGTGAAACCGTCTATTTTTGAAAATGAAGGGGGATCGACTATAAAAATTAAAGATTTATTACAAGAAGACAACGTTGTTGAAAATCAAATTTTAGATGCTACAAAAGACAACAATGCCGTTTTTAATACTAATATGTTAAATGGTTTTGATTCCCAAAATCAAGATATTGGTTTAGATACCCCACTTGATAAAATTTTTCACCAACCGGGCAATAAAAGTGTAAATCCTATGGACCCACATTGGGGAGGCAAAGACTATACACTAAATGCTGTAAATAGAGGCGAATTTGAAGATCGCTATGTATATAAAAAACCACATTAATATTATAAATTGTCAATAATAGACTTAATAGAAGTAGATAACTCTGTATATTTTTTACATTTTATACAATTTTCATCTGTTTCATCGTCTAAAATATTTTCTAAATCGATTGTTTTTAGTGATTTGTTGTCGCTTAACATAGTCATCATACATTTGGCACATTCTAAATCGCATATTTTTTTAGTATTTAAAAGAATTTTTTTTGTTTCGGTTTTGCCTTCGGTTCCTCCTAATTCTTGAACTAATCCTTTTAGTTTGTTTTCTATTACTTTAAAAACATCACCGTTTTTCATAGTACTGTTGCTATCAGTTTCATCTGTAAATCCTTCTTTAATATTAGTATCTTTCTTCTTAATATTATCAAAATTCTCTTTATTAGAATTGGCATTGGTGAAACCTCTAAATGATAGTTGTTGTGCTGTCTTAAATTTATATTTAAAACTAATAGAGTAAATAAATATTATTAATAAGGTTAGTAATCCATATGTAATAAAAGTATAATTATTAGTTTTCATAATTAATATATTATAATATTTTATAATATATTATATATTATTTTAACTTATTAGTGTTAAAATAATAGTATTTTTATAACTAAATTGAGAGATGCTAAAGTTCATAAAGTAATTACTAAAATATGAAATCCTGAATTTAGTTTTTAGTTTTTAAATTTTTACTAGTATAAATACCCTTTTTATATAATTTCCTTGATTTTGTTAATATTTTTTGTTTTTTAAATTTATATTTAATTGATAAATTTTTTATAGGGATCTTTCTTTTATTTGTTTTATATTTTCTCTTATTTGTTTTACCAGCCATTACCATTGGATCTTTTATCTGTTCTTCTATTGCCCCTTGTGCCTGTTGTGCTTGTTGTGCCTGTTGTGCTTCTACCATGTTGAAATATGCGGTACTAAGTTTATTTAAGTTATCTGCCAATACTTCTGGTGTAAATTTTGAATATCCAATAAATTTCATATCAATTATAGTAAAATAATCCGTATTTTCTCGTGAGCCACCTTCTACAAGTGGAATTTTATAAGTAATTTCCTCGTCCTCGGATATTTTTATACATTCTAATTTGGTAAATATGTTTAATAAAAATTCATTTTCACTACGAAAGTTATCTGCCCCTATAACTAATGTATTGCCTAAATATACATACTTGAATTTTGAGAGATCAGCTTTATTTATTGTTATTCTTATAATTTTGTTTGAATCTCTTGTAAATTGACATGCTATATCGTGAGTAAAAGATGTTGACATAAATATTGGCAGTTCAAATATTGCTTTTTCTTGTAAATCTGATAACTTTTTGTAAAGTATTGAATGTTTATCAATACCATGATATAAAACTATGTCTACGTCTTCAGTTACTGTTTTTGCAAGTGAAAATAATTCTAATTGTGTATACAGAGATGTTATATTTTCTATCAATCCGTTTCTAATGTCTTCTTCAGTAATACTAGTCGTCTTGCTTTTATCACGTACTCGATTATAATAGGCAATAATTTCTTTAACCATTTTGTAATAATATACTTCATTTCGATATTCCCCAAACTTTATTAATAATAAAAATTCATTAATTAATTTATAAAATATAGGCATTTTATCAGTTGTTAACCATTTATTACAAAACTCTTCAGTACTATATTCTTTCGTCCACTCATGAACACTATCATATCTAGGGTAAAACACTTTTTGTCTTGTTTGACGCTTAAATGATAATTCAGTCCTTCTTAATATTTTTGGATATAAAGACTTCTTACTTGCCATAATAGTATAGTATGTATATAATATTATAATATAAATAAAATTATTGAGGATTATTATTTGTAGTTTTGATATGCGGTTTTGCGTCGTGACTTTCACTCATTTCAATTACTTTTGTTGTCTTGCTAATTTTAGCAAGTTTAAGTTTTCTATTTTTAGCAATTTCTAACGCTTTTATTAGAGAATTATCAATAAGTGTTACTCTAGTGCTAGCATTATAAGTAATATTACTATGTTTCATTCTCTTTAACAATAATGAAATCATTGTTAAAAAATAATTTTTGGTTTCAATATTAATAATGTAAATATTATTTTTAAATATTATTCACTAAATGTATTTATTAAATAAAATTGAAAACTTTATAATTATTTAATAACATTTATAAAAAATTATGATACATAATAACGACACTGCGATTGTTGAAACAGCATGTGAATATTGTTTGAAATATGATGAAACTACAGAAGGATTGCGCGATAAAACAGTTCCTGAATTAGTTAAAGAATATGGTCCAAACATTAGATGTCCTTGTTTAAATAGAACATATTCAGTTAATTCGCAAATTATAAAAAATCATTTTGGTTGTCAAAAACATAAAAATTGGGTTATTAAAAGTCAAAAAGAACATATTGAGAATTATGGACATTGTTGCTCTCCACAAGATATTGTTAATATACAAAGTAAAGAATTAAGAAATTTAAAACGTTTTATTCATGATTTAACAAACAAAAATAAAACATTAGTTCAAGAAAATGAGAAATTAGAAGAAACAAACAAAACTTTTAAAGATGAGATTGATCTATTAAAGAGTAAAATCACACAACTTGAAGAAGAAGACAAATTTGTAGAATGTAGTTAAAATACATAATAAATATTTATTTAGTATTCAATAATTTAAAATCTTTATAACTTATTTTTTTCTCAATATTAGCAAAAGGTTTTTTGGGAACTTTTTTATTTCTTTCTTTGGCTTCTAACTTTTCTTTTGTTTTTAACGCACTATCTATATACATTTCTTTTAAATATTTTCCAACTAAATATGATCCTTCGTGTTGGTTTAGTTCTCCGTCCTCTATTTTTTTTAATATATCTAAAACTTGATCTAATATATTTAAATCTAAATTGTCATTTTTAATTTTATTATACAAATCAGTATAATTATTGAATAAAAAATTACATTGTTTAACACATATAGCATCAAATTCATTAGGATTTGATTTTCTCAATCTTTCATATTTTTGCTTTAACACAATCATATGCTTTACATCATTTTTTATGAGAACGCTCTGTTTCTTTGAGCGAATTTCTTCTGTACAATCATCGGTGTCGTTTGCTTTAATTAATGCTGCCAAGTCTAATCTTTGTTGTGGATTAAAAATAGTTGAGTCACTCATTATATTTATATTATTAACTTTTACTTTAATATTTAAAATATAGTATTTATTTTAAATATTATATTATTTTAATGGTTTTCAAACATAAACCAAATATAACTTTTAACTTACTAATACTAATACTAATAAGTTTATTATTGTTAATGTTATATTTAGGAAACTATAATTTAATAGAAGGCAATGACACAAGTTCGCAAGTTATGAGAAAATTAGAATCATTAGTAGAAAATAGCGAAGGTAAATCAAAAGTTCTGAAAGATAATATATCTTATAATACTGCTTGTGTCGATCAGAGAAATATGGATAGTGAAAATGCTGATTATATTAGGAATATGGGCGGAATGGGAAATCCAGCATCACATACAGTCCATAACGCAAACCAAACCATTGCTTCATTATGCTCAAAAAATACTTGATAGTTAATAGTTAATAGTTAATAGTTAATAGTATTTAATTAATAAAAAATATAAATTAATAGAGTTATTAGTTAAATTATATTATAATTATATTATAATTATATTATAATTATATTTATAATATTTAATGGGATTAGGCGATATAGGTAATGCTTTTTTAATTGTATTAATATTTTGCTTAATTCAATTATTTATAACGTTAAGTGTTGGATTAGTTCAACTTAGAAACAACTGGAATAAATATAAATGTAATCCGCTAGTAACACCTTTTGCCGGAGTTATAGGGTTCGATCCCGTTTTAACATTTCAAGAATGTACAAAAGAAACACAAGGTGATTTTATGAAGTCTTTCTTAAAACCAGTATATGATACACTTGACACTTTTTCTGAGGCAGGAAATGTTTTTACAGAAATATTAGAGTCATTAAAATTGGGATTGAATGTCCAAGAGAATGAAACTTTTAATATAGTGGGAGATTTAGGAAATAGATTAAAAATGTTAATCAGTGGATTAGGTAATTCGTTGATTACCGTATCTGATGTTTTTGGTAAAACAACTTCAATGATAGCAGTAGTATATAACTTAATAGGATTAACTAGCAAATTAGGAAAAGCAATAGTAGGAGATCTTCCAGGAACAGCATTTCGTCTTTTTACTGGTAAAAAGTTATAATTTGTATAATTTGTATAATTTGTATAATTTGTATAATTTGTATAATTTGTATAATTTGTATAATTTGTATAATTTGTATAATTTGTATAATTTGTATAATTTTATAATTTATTATGTATATTAATTTTAGTGCTCTATATTAATATGACAACTACAGATGAAAATTTAGTTAACAAAATAAATACTTATTTTGAGAACACCGCTTATAGTGATATTTACAGCAATGATATATGGTTTACAATTATGATTTTTATAGTTGTTATTTTTATAGCACTCTATTTTTTCATTATAAGTTCTATAAAATCATATAAAAATTCGTGGCAGCAAAATAAATGTAATCCAATATTTATGCCTTTTGCGTCTGTAATAAATAGTTCAGATTCGAAAGGCAAAGAAATGGATTATATAATTAATAATTTTAATGAATGTTTAAATACCTTAAATGCGGAATTAGCACAAGAAGCAAAAAAACCAATTGATAATATTAAAAATTCACTAGAAGGAATATTTGGCGCGCTCCAGAACGCATTTATAGAACTTATAAATTTTATTTCGTATTTATTTAATTTAATTGTAGAATTTTTCAAACTGCTTATGAATAAGTTAGAGATTGTTTTAGCAAATATTAAATATTTTTTTATGAACACAAATGAATTTCTTAGAAAAATATTGTCTTCAATTACAGTGGCATATAATACACTTACATTATTGGTTAAATCATTTAGATTAATATTTGTTGTTTTTGTTTTGGGATGGTTATTAACACTAGTTATACCAGCGTCTATTATGGTAGTTGGACTAATACTTGTGTTAGTAATAGTAGTTATTATATTTTCTATGGTAATGAGTATTCCTTTGCTAGGTCCTATTTTGGCAGGCTTACTTGTTGTTGTAATTGTGGTATTCAATATATCATTTATAATAGCATTAATCTTTTTTATAATTGTATTGATAATGTATTGCTTATTTAAT